TCAAGGCCAAGACGGACGCCGAAATGGCGGCGGAGGCGAAGGCCCACACCGAGGAGGTCTCCGCAGGGTTCATCGCTCGCAACCAACCATTCATCGACCGCATGGCTGACGCGGTGGAGATGAAGGCCGCGCTGGGCGAGATGGTTGTCGCAGGCCACATGAGCGACGCGCTCCAGACACAGGTACTCAAGGACCTTGGCCTTGTTGCTATTGCAAAGTGACTTCAAGGAGAGGGCACGCGAGATCGCGGTGTCGGTGCGCGAGACGGGTAAGCGGCCGCCGTGCGACTACGCGAGTCCGGGCAAGGCGACCAAGACTGGTTGCGGGAAGTGCCGGCAGCAGTGGGTCTGTTCTCATCCCGTCGCATCGGACGGCATGCCCGACGGCGGATGGCCCGAGAAGCACTGTATGCTGTTCTGCAAGGGCCGGGTAATAGATGGCGAAGAAGTCCATAATTCAATTTCCGTTTCCGCTCGGTGGGCTTGACAGAAGCGTCTCGTACCGCGCTCAGCCGCCGTACACGACGACGGACATGCTGAACGTGCGGGCCTATGAGACGATTGAGGGTCGGGCGCGCGGTGGGCAGCGGCCAGGACTCGTCAAGGCGTTCGCGGAAGAGCTCGGCGACGGTTCCCCCCTCAGAATGCTCGCACAGGTTACGAGTGTAGGCACGACTGCCGGTGGTTACTACTACTACTGGTCTGACGAATTCAACCGCGACGGCTCAGATTTGGGGCCGGGGTGGAATGACGCGACATGGTGGCCTACGCTCCTACAGTCCCCTACCAAGATAGTCATTGGCGGGGCACTAGTTGAGCGTCAGACATCCGCATCGGTCCGCGACCAACTGGAGTTCTCGACGGCCTATCCATATCTGATTGAGGTGCGGATAGTGCCTTACGGTGGCCAGCATTGGGGCGACTACTGGATTTTCGCCAGGATGGACGATGATGACCCAGAGGCCACGGATGAAGGGATCATTGCTCAGATCACACTGACGGGCGACACCGGGGCTTACTCGGGGAGATTGACAAGTTTCAGCGGCGGGCTACCAACACTGTATGCGTTCACACCCGGAAGCACGGGCTCTGCGACAGCGGGTTGGTTCAAGGTTCTCGTCAACGCGGACAACATTCAGTGCTCGTGGCAGGACCAACTGCTCGTGTCGGCTGACATCGCCGCGCATAGCGGTAAGCGGATCGGCTTCCGCCTGTCAACGATAGGAACCTACCCAACAGGTCTGTGTTTGGCAGATGTAATCCGGGTGCAGGGCACGCCGGTAGGCGGGCTGGGCACACAACGTAGACGTACTTACCTGGTTGCCAGTGCGGGAACCAAAATATATGCAGACCGCACGATCGGCGAGATGAGCGAGATCAGTGGCGTGGCGGCCCGGTTGTCCGACAAGCACTTGGTTCTCGCAGCCGAACATCATCAGAAACTATACATCGCGGACTGGGACCCACCGCGCATTATCGGCACAAGCGGGACCATTGACGCGACGGGCCTACAGTTGACGCATCCGGGTGAAGTTACAGACTGGACGAGCTACGGCATTGACGCGGACAATGATGTGGTGGTCATCAGCGACGGTCTGGGCCTTGTTGTGGACGGGACTTACCAGATTGATTCGGTCGCGGCGAGCATGGTCACACTGGCAGCCTCGGCGGGTGGGGCTGGCACATGCACGTACAGAATTGAGCGGGCTCCCAAAGTATACGACCCGGCAGAGAACACCGTAAGCATTTGGGCAGCCACGGCAACCCAGGGGCAGGTGCCGACCGGCTGTCATCTGATTTGCACGTACCGCGACCGAATGATTCTGGCTGGGCCTGATGACGACCCTCACATCTGGTTCGCATCGAGGTCAGGGGATGCCTACGACTGGGACTACCTCCCCGAAGACCCAACCGATGCTGGTAGGGCGGTAAGTGGAGCGAACTCTGATGCTGGCAAGGTGGGTGATGTGATAACCGCGCTCATCCCATTCTCAGACGACTTCCTCGTGTTCGGTTGCAAGGGGTCTCTCTGGGTGATGAGGGGCGATCCTGCGTGGGGCGGCACCCTGGACGCCTTGAGCTACGACGTGGGCATTGTGGGTGCTAAGAGTTGGTGCCAAGGGCCTTCCGGCGAGTTCTACTTTCTGAGTGCTGATGGCCTGTACCGACTGCCGCCGGGGGCTACGGGCAGACCTGAGCCACTGTCCACAGAGAAGTTGCCCCATGAACTGATGCGACTCAACCCCGCGACGCATGAGGTTCTATTGGAGTGGGACGACCAGCAGAAGGGCGTGCATATCTACCTTGCACCGATAGCGGCTGGAGCGGTGGGTAGTTACGTGGGGCTCGGCAGCAGCCCCGAAGCGAGTCCGAGTCCTTCACCAGAGCCGCAGTAGTGGACACAACGGAGAAAGAGCGTGGCTGACAATTCACACTTCTTCTATGACGTTCGGCTGGATTCATTCTTGCCGGACAGCCACAACGACCTGCATGGGCCACTGGCAGTGCTGAACTTCCAGACGGAGATCATGGAGCAACGACGCATGTTAGTCGGCGGCAAAGATGGCTACATCAGGGGATACGAGGCCCTGCATGACACGGATGATGGCTACGCGATTACCAGTTACGTCCTCCTTCCCCCGGTCCGACTGGCGGGCGACGAGTATCACGACGGCCTCCTATACGAGTTGATAGCCACGGTGCCGGAGGGGTCAGGCGACATTGACTACGAAGTGCGGGTAGCTCGCTCGCATGAGGAAGTTGCAAAGGCAAGCGCGTTCCTCAGTGGGACGTGGGACGGTGAGGGGTTGCAGACGACAGTGCGGCCACGGGCACGAGGCGCTTCAGCAGTCGTGAGACTGTCGAACGGAGAGGGCCGACGCTGGGCGATTGAGCAACTGGTGGGCGTGGTGCGGCCTGTGGGCAAGACGAGAGTGGCCTGATGATACAGACGATCATTCCTGAAGGCGTGGGTGAACCCCAGATACGCCGCGCGTTCATGGCCCTGAATCAAGGCTTGATGAAGCTCTCAAATTGGGAGATGTGGCGCGAGATAGACGACCACAGCGGTGTAGCGCTGACCGCTGGCACAAAGGCAGAAATCTACGTGCCGTACGACTGCGTGCTGACACAGTGGACAGAGTTGGCAGACCAGGTGGGTAGTGTGAAGATAGACTTGTGGGTGCTGCCTTACGCCTCCTACCCGCCGACCAACGCGAACTCGATATGCGGGGCCAACGAGCCCCTGATAAACAATGCGCAATCGGCCCAGGACACGACGCTCAGCGGCTGGAGTCCACGGCTCAGCGCAGGCGATTGCATCATCGCCAATGTGGATTCGGCTACAACCATCGAGCGAGTGATGTTGCACTTAGTAGCGGAGAGATCGTAGATGTCTGGATTCGCCTATGCCCTGGTAAACGCCCCTAGTCCTCCGCCGCCGGTGTCTCCTCCGCCGCCCCCGCCACCTCCGCCGCCTCCGCCGCCGGTGTCCCCGCCGTGGCCACCGTCACCGTCAGCACCACCTACGCCGACGCCTACGCCTACGCCGACACCTACGCCGGTGTCCCCGCCGTGGCCACCGTCACCGTCAGCACCGCCTACGCCTACGCCGACGCCTACGCCGACGCCTACGCCTACGCCGACGCCTAGCAGTCCGGGCTCTGGTGGCTGTGGAGGGTTGGGTATCTGTGATGACCCGTCATATCCGGCTACGGTCGGTGCCGCCAATGCTGGTTGCGACTGCACCCTGTTGGAGATGTCCAAGATAGATGGTATGTGTGGATGGCTGGGTAATGCACCATCATGCGAGTGGGGTGTGATACAGTGTAATGCAGCCACAGACCCGAACACTTGGGTGTTCTGGGTGGAGCATCCGAACGGCGAGCGCTGTTACTGGCTGAAGCCGATCACGATGTACCCGCAGGGGACTTACAGCATCCTTTACAACGACTGCGAGGACTGTCCAGACGAGATAGACGTTTACGTGGTCTAATGGAGCGTGGAATTGCCCGATTTCAAGCAACTCGCTAGGGTGACCGGCAAGCGGACTGATGACGGAGGCAGGACCCGTGTTTCCT